ATGACAGACCTTCGTCATTTACGTCATTCAACACCGGGCAATCTAGGATGCCAGTGATTGATACACCTAGTAGGCGTTCCTCTTCAGTGTTCTTCTGCCATACTTTCCTTAGATAAGGGAATTCTGTAAGAGTAGACTGGAAAGTGCCAAGGATAGAGGCCAGTCTAACTTTTCGTCGTAGACTGTTGTCATCATCTGTTGCTCTGGCGACCACTTCTGTAAGGTTACAAAACTGATACGGACGTAGGATGATTTCGGAGCATGGATTAGTCCCAAATTCATAGTTGCTATCTCGGCGTCCATGTTTTGCAACGGTAGACTTAGCAGCTTCTCGTGAGAAGATGCCCCGTTCACCAGAATAGGACTGATACAGTGCCAACCATTCTGACATAAACTCCCCAACTGAGGGTCGTTCATTATAGCTTGCGCTATTGTTTGCAAGTGCTCGTTGGCTTTCTCGCTCCCACCACTGACCGGCTTTGGCATGTCGCATCCTATCATCACTTAAGTCACTCAAACTAATCATCGCTGACCTACGTACCCCACCAACAACCACGACTTCCCCAATCTTACACATAATGTCATGGCATTCCAAGCTGGTAAGTTTCCGACCTGACGCACCTTTAAATTTATTAGTAACAAATTCAAAGAGTTCAGTGAGGGGTTTAGGGCCGCTAGCTCGACCACCAAACGTCTTAAGGCGTGACCCTGCCGCACGGACTTTAGCAACGTCCCATTTCGGTACTTCCCCTGAATACAGTAGGGCGATGAGTTGACGTAGGGCTTTGGCCCAACCTGCTTTGCTGTCAGCCACAACGATAGTAGTGTCGCTATTAAACATCTTTGCAGGGACTTCAGGTAGCTTGTTGACATATTTACTCTCTACTGAGAAACCAACACCAGTGCCACATAGCAGGATGTACATGGCTTCATCAAATGATTTCACATCGTCTACAGGTAGGTAGCTACAGTTGTAGCCAGCAGTGTTATCACGTTCTAGTGCTTCACCAGCAGTCATAACTGCTCGCATAGAAGGCATGACTTCACGATTGAGAACGGCATTGTATAACTCATTCTTCAAGTCCATAGCCATAGCATAGCTATGTTTCTTTTGTAGTTGCTTGTCAATAAAATTGACATAACGCTCTACAGTTTCAGGCCAGTGTTCACGGCGATGCTTATCATCCAAGAATCGTGAATAGCGGCTCTTAGCAATAAATGATTCGTATAGACCTAGTTCACTCATCTTCTAATTCCTCTTCGTTATAAAATGCAACTTCGGCAATGCCGAGATATAAAGTGAAATAAACACCCGGTGCAGGTGTTACTTCAAAACCTATTGTGAAACCTGCCAAGAGTCTGATTGCGATGGACATGAGATTTCCCATCCTCTCTGTTCTAAGTTGTACATATTGTTTAGTATTTGCTTAGCTTGGTCAGATAAGTGTTCATAAAACAACGGGCCATATTTACCACTGCACACAACGTAATCAAAGTCTTTAATTACATGGTGCAACCATGCTTCCTCTTCATTCACTTCAGCGTTCATCACCACTTCCTTGAATAACACCACGCTCCTTACGGCTACGCAGTTTGTTGACATTACTAATAGCAACATCGTCTAGGGACATACCGTATTTCTCAGCAAGCATGGCTACAAAGAACAGCACATCACCTAGCTCTTTTTTTAGCGGCTCTAGCGGGACTTGTCCTTGTTTGTCCCTTACTGCTTTTGCTAATACGTCCAGTACTTCCCCCGCTTCTGCTCCCAGACCGTACACTAGGTACTCTCGGTTGTTTGACTCTGGCAGTAGAAACTGCTTCACTAGATTTTGATACTCGCTTAGATTCATTTTTCTCTTCCTGTGTTTTTACTTTATGACAAGTCTTGCACAATACTTGTAGGTTGCTCTCTTCACAAAACAAGCGGTCAATGTACACATCCCAAGAAACAAAACCAGTGAGTTCAACCACTGGCTCTATATGATCTACCTCAACATCTTTGGATGTAAACTCATTCCTACAACGGGCACATACATAGTGTTGTGCTAGCTTACCTGTCTTCTTGTTTACCTTCCTACCTACCGCTGCATTGTTAAGTGCTTTCCACTTAGGAGGCCATCGTCGCATACCACCACGTAGTGTACTAGTAATGAAACTGCGATAGCGCCCCTCTGTCCATTCCCCTCCGTTACGCTTTACTTCACCCACGGTATTACTTGTGTCCAAGCAGCGAAGTGGTGTAGATTGCCATCACTGTCAATACATTTGCTGTACATTCCGTCAATACCCAAGAATTTAAACACATCACCGAATACAAATTCCTCACTAGCTGGTGGTACGCTGATAGCATCTTGTGGTGCAAGTTTGAATAATTGTCCATATTGCAACTCATACAATGCTTTCATGTCAGAAATGTCTATCTCATTAATCATCGCTTAGTTTCCAACTTGAAATAGGTTTGCAACTTATTGAACACAGAGTTAAGGTCGGGACAATAGACTTTCTCAGTGGCCCAGTCATCATCCTCGTTGCGACCATTTAGTTCAATTACAAAACCATTAGTGATTTCAGATACGATTGCGTTGTCATCTTGATTGCGTTTTACGATTGCCATGTTTTCCTCATTTCAAATTAAGCCATAAACCTACTTGTGCAAAGGCATAACCTGTCCATATCATGCCGTTAGCTAGCTCGCTCTTGCTAAATTGTAGCACACCTACAATGAGATAGCCAATCCCTGTAGCTCCTACAATGAGATGTTCAAGTGTCATATTTCAACGGTTTATACAGTGTGTTCATTGTTTCAAAACTACCGTCCTCAAACTTGTTCAGGACGCTACTAGTACGAACCTTATTTCTACCCCACACAGGGTGGTTAGTTGTACGTACATGGGCTACCTCGTATCCGGGAAACATCTCCGTATCCCACTGCACATCACCGATGTAATATACAGTAGGCTTTTCCTTTACTTTGTCCATATCATCTCCATAGATGGATAGCATTGTAGCAGAAGTTTCTTACACTGTTCAGCTACCTCACGATGTTCTTTCTGAGTAGATGGGTCAGTGCGAACATCAATGTAGTGCAGCCAATTGCGTAGCGTACCCTTCATATACATGCGGCTCATTGTTAAACCTTCAGGCAACACCTTACGTGCAACTTCTTTAGCAATACCCATCTCTAACGCTTGTGTGTACACACTGTAGCACTCAGAGATTAGGCGTTCCTGTTGTTGCTTCCACCAACCTTGCAACATAACATCGTCTGTCTCCAAACTGTTCTGTCGATTCTTGGTGTCTTGTAAACGTGCCTCACTTGTTTCAAACTGATTGACCTCAGCATAACGCTGGCTAAACTCTTGATAATAGAAACTGCGATGACGCAACACTTGTCGTGCAATGTCTCGTGTAGTTTCAATTTCAACACACATATCCACCATGTCTAGGGGTGACCAGTGCTTGTTGTTAACAAGGTATTTAATTAGCTTAGATGCAGTAGCTTGGTTGTTCTGGTTAGCTGGATTACTAACCCGTGCCATGTAAGCCACCAGTTCCTCACCTTCCGGTGTGCTCCAAATAAGTTTTGTAGTGCTCATATTCTTTCAGTTGCTGTTGCCAATCTTTAGTGCGCTCGTTATTAATAACTTCACGCCGCCTATTCTTCCCAATCTTCTCCAGTTCCAAAGTCGAACGGCTCGTCTTCAACTGTGTCTTCTTCTGTGTCGTCATACGCTTCAAAAAACTTATTGTAGTTTGCAACCAGAACATCCGGTAGAAGTTGAATGAAGTCCTCTACTGATAGCCCTAGTGCAATAGTGAGTTCAACAGGATCGTCAAAGTTCTCTTCAATAAATTGTTTCACCTTCCATAGCTTGTCATTATAGTTCATCCTCAATAACCCTCACTACTTGTTTCTTTTTCTTCAATTCTTTACGTTTAAGTTCAGATTGTTTTAAATCTTCTGCCATAGCTGCATAATTATTTGTGTAGTAGTCGTGCATCTTCTGCACTTCTTCTAACAACAGACCTAGCTTCAGATATTTTGTAGGCAAGTCTTCTACATCATAAACACTGAAGTCTAGACTGACGTTTCGATTACAGTCAGAAATTGTGATGTTACCATCAACACCGTCACCTAAGTCCCAACTAGCCACTGTAGATTCAACGGCAGCAATGCCTTCTTTCTTGTTTAGAAACTTACGCGAGTGATATTTAAACTTCGCCATAACGCCTTCCTAAATATTCAATTGATAGAAACATCTCATCAAAATGACCGTCGTTAACTTCGTTAAGCATAACTAAGCCACGCCAGTGTTTGTTGCTAAGTTGATCCATATAACTCTCGTCATGTAGATAGTAGCTTCCTGCAATTATAGCACAGATAGATTGACCATCTGCACGTTTACCATATGCTACTTGTTTTCCTTGTTGATGACCAGCAATGCAAGACATGTGGAGCTTACTAATAATAGCACTAGCAGTACCAGCGGGCCTACCCATAGCTCCAACAGGCCAATAATGGTTGAAACCAACGCCATTGATAAAAATAGGATGGAGGAATTCATGGACGTTCCAATCTTTTTCGTAACATAAATCCTTGGTGGAGATGAGTCCCTCAAGGGTCGGGTTGTTGTTCACTGCTCTGTTAATGCGATTCTCATGGTTGCCTAATAGCATGTGCATAACTGGCTTATACACTTTCTCTTTGTTCTTCTTTTGCTTGTCTTGCAACTCACGTAGAGGGGCTAGCAGTTTCTGCATAGCCTCCTTAACTACCTCTACATCCTTCTTGTAACGCAATCCTTCAAAGTATTTAGAACCTTTAATGTCATGCGTAGACAGTGATGGCATGTCAGCAAAGTCACCTAAGTTCACCACAACATCAGGCCGGTAATCTACAATAGCTTTACCAGCCCATGTGAGATGATCTGTAGGTACGCCTTCCTTAATCTGACAATCCGGGATGACTAGTATCTTCATCTTCTTCCTCAGCAAGTTTATCAAACTTTGACCAGTAGCCGTTAATGTAACCTTGCACTCGTTCGTATACACCTACATAACCAGTAGCGTCTAGAAACTTAGCAAACTCTAGGATGATGTTGTCCCATGCTGTATCACTGGTAAAGGTAACTGCGCTATTAATAACCTTCACATGAGGATATTCAACGTCTTCAAATGTGCAATCTGATTCTGGTTGCGACTCGCTGAAATGAAATTCAAAATGTTTAGCCATGTCAATGCTCCTTAAAATGGAATTTCAATTTGATCTGTACTATCGTCTACTACAAGAAATGCTTTTACTGGTTCGTGAATAAGCAGTCCATTATTTGAATGTTCTGCATAATAAGATGCTGCTGATTTAGCACTAGCTTCAGACACGTACAGTTTAGGTGTTGTAGTATTTTGCATCAGCATATACACATCACTTGTACATTTCACACGTAGCAACCATGCTTCCTTAATTACTTGCATCTGTAATCTCCATAACTCGTGGAACATCCACCACTTCAACTAGAAACTCTGGGCCAGATGCATACAAGAATGTACGCATTTCAGGCCAACACTCTTTCTTAAAGTTGCAATAGCTGCAACTGGTACACAGCTTCTTATTCTTGCTGGTCTTGCTAGCAGGGACGGGTTCTAGTCGTTGAATCGAATTAGGTGACTCTAGACTAACAGTCTCTACAGCATGTTCAGCTTGCAGCTTAAACAGCCCTTTGTTTACTTCAATGGGGTAGTAGTTTACGTGCCCGAGTTCTTTCTGGATAGTAAGAAAACCAGCATTATCAGCGTTAAGAGTAGTAGCATAGCCGTTAAGTTGTTGGTAATAACCGAATGGATCGTCAACTAGATTGTTTTTAAACTTCTCTTCAGAATATTTAGTAACACTCTTTACGTCTACAGGAACACCATCAATGATGGCATCAATGCGACCTCGTACAACCCAACCATCACCAACCTCATACGTCACACGTTCTTGCTTATTAGTAACACTGTGACCAGCATCCTCAGCTACGTTCAACACTAGCTCTTCTAGAATGTCACCATAAAAGAATTTGAGTAGGCTGCGACCATCAGGCTTCTCGCCTACGCTAGGCATGTTGTACTTATACCACAGACGACGTGGGCATGGATCACCTACCTCGCTGAAGTACAGCACCTTATCCTCTCGTGTGCGCTCTTCCTTGTTAAACCACTTGTCATAGCTGACATGCACGTGGTTGTTTACAGTGGAGGGGCTAGTGCCCCCTTCCACTAGCTTGTAGATGTCATCTACCAGTGTATCTACAGTTTTCACTTAGTCATTTCCTCAGCAGCAGCTAGGTCTAGATCACCGCAGGAGTAGGCTTCAAACTTACGAGCAACCTCAATGACAAAATCGGCGTACTCTTCAATGCTGCCCGGAGTGACATCCTCGCCACGTAAGTAGTTGTCTGTAGCTTTCACAGCGTTAGTGATGGAGTTCTGCCGCACAATTGCTCGATCGCCGTGTAGTGGAGGAATAGGGAACACCTTGCTAGGAGGGCTATAGGAGGGCTTAGAACCTCCTGTAACAGCACCAACTGGTGCAGGTGCACCCTCACCCTTAGCTAGCAGTCGAACGCTTGCCATGTCAATGTTCTTACCATAGGTGTTCTCTGTATATTGAAAATCTACAGTGTCACCAATCTTGAATGTAGGCTTCTTGAATCCATAGCTGAAACGCTCACCACCAGCATGTACTGTGTACGCTGGCTTAGGGCCAAACTTAGTTGTAACTTCTTTAGTTGTGATGTTTTCAATGATGTAGCTCATGCTTCAATTTCCTCTTTGTCTTGCCAATTAAGTCCTGCTTCCACGCCAACACCTAGCTTGCATGGAAAATCAATGTTGAAGATTGCCTTAAGTTGTTGTGGGGCACTCTCCAATGTCTTACGTGCTAGTGTTGCAACACTATACAGCATATCTTTAGGTACGTCAAGCACCACGCTATCATGCACAGTCATTACTAGTTTCGCTCTCTCTGCATAGCCAGCTTCCTCTAAGTTACGTAGTAGGATGCCAACCATCATAGGTACAACGTCACCAGTTGCAAAGCCTTGAATGGGCCAGTTCTTTAGTTCAGTGGGGCTGAATGTAAGAGTACCGGGTTTGTAGTCACTAGCATACTTGTTAAAGATGTAGTGTCTACCAGTGGGGCTGTTATGAAAGTACGTATATTGTGGGCCAGATTTATCTGGATCATAGCTAACAACTGCTAGCTTCTCTGCTTGTTCAACTATTTCTTCATGGTATCGTTTAACTCCTGTATATCGCTTGTAGAATGTTGTAATAAACCTCTTAGCTGTTGCTCTATCGCAACCACTTTGCGCCATAAGTGTAGTAGCTCCACCTCCATATACGAGGAGAAAACTAAATCGCTTGAATGGCTTGCGTTCTTTATCTGTTGGGTAGCGTCCATACATTTCCTTATACAACTCACGGTGCATGTCTCTACCGTTATTAATATCGTCGATGAGTTGTTGATCGTTAGCTAAGTAAGCTAACGCAACCATCTCTAGTTGGCTGTAGTCAAGTTCCAGAATGTTGCCGTGAGGCCCATAACGGCTGACGTATGCTCGTTTAACATCACCTGTGTCTGTTTGGTTTTGTAGGTTAGGATTGGTTGAAGATAGTCGTCCTGTCTTGGTTGCACAATGGTTAAGGTTTGGATAGATGTTGTCATCTGGAAATCTCAGCGAGATTAGCCCTTCATAATAGGTGTCTTTGATCTTGGCGTACTCACGTATCTTCAATAACTCTTTTGCAATGTCATCACCCTTGTCTACAAGTTGTTTCAATACACTGTCGTCTGTTGAATAGTAGCCACTCTTACCGAGTTCACCAATGGGTTCGTACTTGCCTTTTACCTCACGTGTCTTCTCTACGTTCTTGTACTTATCCTTCCCATTCTTGTATTGACCAACAAGTTCACGCACCACATACTTCTCTTGACCACCAAAGAAATACAGAGACAGTTGCTTAGGGCTAGCTGTGTCTAAGAACGGTTCTGCACTGGCAACTTTCGTTTGTGCCATGAGTAGATCAAAACCATACTCATCACGCTGCTTCTCTACATAGTTCCAATCTACACGCATACCATTACGGTTCATCTCAATAGTTGCACGTAACGCATCCATCTGTGTGAACATCAATGGCAAGATGTCTAAACCTTCTGCTTCTGCCCACTGTGCTTCAAAGATGGCAGCAGTGTTCTCTACGTCACCCTTCAAATAGTCTAGCAGTTCCTCCTTAGGAATGTCTTCAGTTTGTACACCAGCCTTCCAGTAGGCTTTAATCTTGTCATCCTTCAGTGCGTGTTTGCCAATGTACTCTGCTGTGAGTTCGTCCAAGCTAGCGTACATGTGCTTCTGACCACTGAGTAGGTAGGCAGCTAGCTGTGTATCCCAGATACGTGGCAGCTTGTTACTAGTATCACGATAGATGTACAGCAGGTCAAACTTAACGTTGTGCCCAATTACTAGACTGGATATGTCACACACCTTACGTAGTCGCGTTAGATCAACACCTTCTTTGTCATACCAATAACCACTCGTACCACCAATGATTTGTGTACCCCATGCAATAACCTTGTTACCACGCCACATAGGGTTGCCACTGTTGTTGCCAACTGGACACCGAATGGTTGTCTCAAGGTCAATTACTAGGTTCATCTTGTCTTCCATTTAGAAACATAACGTGCCTTTGCAGGTTCAATTTCTACCTCAAAACACCCATGTCTGTGTGCCTCTAGTGTGTCAGGCCCACCGAACAGTTTGTTCTTTGGTACGTGAATGAATCGTTGCAAATCCATGCCGGGTTCATTACTCTTGCCAATGGTGACAATGGCATCAGCTTCACCAATCTTGTCTGTCTTACTACCTCGTAGCTGGTTCATCTGAATCCACTTCTCACCCTCACCTGTGCCATCCACTTGGCTAATAGCAATGACTGGACAATATTCTTTTGCAACATCTCGTGCCCACTCGTACAGCTTACCAATTCGTAGGTCTTCCCTAACTTCATAATCGAATCCATGTACTTTGTCAAGCTGGTCAAAAATAATTAGGCCGGGCTTAAACTCTTTGAACAACATGCTTATCTTGTTCACGGTCTTGATGCCGCTGTCGTCATCTAATATTAGAAACCTATCACCACCGTTTGCAATGAATGCTGCCTCCAATACTGTAGGGTTAGCCAACAGATCGCTACTAGTAGCTTGATGGTAGGCTTGAATGACCCGCATCATCACCTTGTTGCTAGCCTCTTCGTTGTTGATCCAAATGACATGCTCATCAGGTTGTAGCTGACTCATCATGTAGCTGGCTTCGCTAGCTGTGAATGTTGTCTTGCCTGTCTCAGGTCGTGCTGCAATGATGACAAAATCACCTTTGCGTAGTGGGCCTAAACTTACGTTCAGTTCCTTTAGCCTCCAAGATAAGCCCCCACTAGCCACGACACCAGAAAGATAGTCAAGGGATGGCTTAACAAATACTTCGTCCTTCTCAACACTTGCACCAATCTCTTTTTTGTAATGATTGAGCATCTCTTCAATAGATAGCAAGTCACCACCATGACCTGTACCAATCTTCAGACACACATCGTAAATCTGCGTAGCGTAATCTGTCTCAATAAGTTTAGCTAGCAAAGCCTTAGTAATTGGTGGCGGTTTATCCAGTGCCTCCTTCAAGTTGTCGAATGCAATTTCATATGTTGCAGGGTCTTTAATTTTCTTACCCTTAACAATGAAAAAGAATGTGCGAAACTCTCGTAGGTCAATGGCTGTACGCGCGGGATAGTTGTCCCAATATTCTCCTAGCACGTTGAAAATCTCCAACGTAATTGGTGATACGTTGTGCTTCTTTACATGTTCTTTGAATCGCAGGTAGTCTACCTTATTACTAGTAACTGCCAACAGATCAATGTCGTAACTCATTACAACTCCATTTCTTTTAATATTTCCAGATCAATCTCCTTCGGCTGATGGTTGAACATTGCACTGATGTTAGGTATTAGTGGGCTAACATCTACAAACAGCTTACGTGCTGCTGTGTGTCCTGCAACATCATCATCTAGCCACAACAGTACTCTCTCATACCGTAGTGCAACTTTCTTCAACGCCTCTCCATCCAACTTAGTTCCCAACAAACACAACGTTGGAAACCCTGCCATATGTAGCTTATAACTACTTAATAAATCTTCTACAACTACCAATGGTTTATTATCTTTAACTATAGTTGCATTATCTAAATAACTATATCTTTGTTTACTATAAGTAAGATATTTAGGTTTCTTATTATAACGCCTAACTTGGCAACCTACAATACCACCACTCACACCACTGAAAATTGGTAGCACAATACCGTCTTCAGATTCAGTGATGTGATAGCCACTGCATTTAGGTTGATTGAATCCATATTGTGCCAGCCACAGTTGGCCCTCAATTGCAAACCTATCATAACTGGTTTCTTTTGTCAACTCTGTGTGTGTAGGTAGGTGTGTACCTCTTACAGCAAGCATAACCTTAGTGTCTGCTTTAATGCGCTTAATTGTCTCTTTCGGTCGATAATAGCCGCTATCTCCACAGTTATGGCAGTGCCATAGGTATGCACCATCTACATTCTTAACATACAAACGTTGCTTGTTGTCAACACCTGCTGGACAATCTTCGTGGTTATACTTACCTTGTTGTCCTTCGTCAAGTTCCTCAAAGTCAGGTGCATTACTAGTAAGTACCGCCAATGCTTGTTGTCCATAGTGTGTTGTCATGCGTTTTTCTCCTTGAGTTTGGCTTCGATGTCGGCTTTTGTTGTTTGGCGAATGGCGAATGCTTTGCCTGTCCAGACAGCCCAAGCATCGCGCAATCGGATTCGCCACCAGAGATAGGACGGAAGCGCAGGCTCCCAATGTTCCCCGTCAGGCGATGATTGCGCGGTGTTGGTCAGCAAGTCTCTTACGGTCATCATGCGTTCTTCTCCCGCAGC